CTAAGGTGTTAGAACCGCGTGCTCGGTGTCTGCCCCTCACAGCAGTCATGGAAGCGAATATGTTGTGTAACATGCCCTCTTCAAAGAACTTTGATGGGTGTCTAAGCAGGTCTTCGGGCACTGTCTTGTTTTTGAGGGCTTTCTGTAGTATTTCATAGAACGGCTCGGGGTCCTCAAGCACTGTCACACCATCAGTGTGTAAGGGTAATGTCCCCCCAAGGCCCCAAAGACTGGCTCTCAATTTCAACATGAATGTACGCTCCAATGTTCTATCGTGCTCAGCACCCTTCTTACCAATCATGTTATGTGCATAAGAGCCAGTTATCTTAGAAGTCTGAGAGGAAGCCATACCACAACCATCTTCCAATTGTTCGACACCGTTGTTCCTCATGTTGTTGAGTCGCATATTCGATGTCAGTGCTGGGTGGTGAGTGTGTGTATTACGAGAGGGTCTCTTACCTGAGTAGAACATCTTGCTCATGCTGACAAGCCACGCTTGTAGACCGTGCCCCTTCTTCGTTTGGCCGTACCTAACTAATTGTTGAGCATCCTCTTTGGTTTTGGGCATTTGGCCTTCTAATTTTTTCAAAGCCTTTGCTCTCCATTCTTTGAAGTTTTTCATCTGTTTAAGTCGGTTTTTATTCTCCTCCTTGGTATCTTCCCCAGTGTCCTCGAAAGCCTCCAACATTCTAGAAATTGGCATTGTGTCCCTAATAGTTACCATTCTCACGGCTGACTCATCAGGAGTCATCAAAGAGTTCTCAGCGAATACTCCCTTATCTGCAGGTATGTAACCAAGAGAGCCTTTGGCTTCTTCTTCGCCTAAGTTGACGCGCCTTAACGCTTTTAACGAGCCACGCAAATCTGTAGCATGTTCACTATGTGGCATCTCTCCCTCATCTAGAAGGTTACCAGTATGTCTAATGAGAGCGTTTCTCAGAAGGTCTTCTACGTCCAACGTGTCCTCTCTATCTTGTTGCCTTGCGTTGGGGTCTATTCTAGCCTCGTCACTACTTTGGAGTTGAGCCTCGCTGAACTCTTCTTCGGGGAAATCTGCGTTTAACATCTCTGAAAGTATTGGTAATTCAGAGTTACCTCTGATTTGACCGACCCCCAAACCACGTTTCATCACTATGTCATACTCGTTACCTAGTTCTCCTAGCCCTAATATGAACTCCTTGTAGCCCTTATCTCCTGGCTTTTTCATCTCACGCCTGTCTGATATTATGAAGTTCTCAGGCTCTAAGGCTCTGAACTCGTGTGGGTATCGTTGAGCATTTATTGCTATAGTGTCTTGGGACTCCTTGCCCAAACCCCCCTTTCTAGTGTGTCTAGTATGATGAGGGTACATTGGCATTTTCTTGAGGCCTGCTTTAATACGTCTCATCAACGATTTCTCACCATCACTAGAATCCACCTCACCTAGAGCGATGCTTTCGTAAGGGTCTATCCAAGGACTCAAGACTTTGTGGTTCAAATCTCTCCTTCTCACATAGGCAAACGGCTCAGCACTGTGCCCACCATAATCCAAATCAGCGTAATGTTCCGCCTTTCTCCATTCAGAGTCTGTTATCACTCCAGCCTTAAGTGCTTTATCAAGCGCTCTTTGTACATCAGCGATAGAGTCCATAGGCCAGTCCGGTATGTCAAAATCATCATTCCACTCATCAGAATATGCTTGTTTGAAACGCCTGTAAAGCCCACTCTTTCCAGAGGAGATTTCCTCCGCACTGTGTAGACGAAATCTATGCGACTCCTTCAATAAACGACGGAAGAGCATCTTGTAAATCTCAGCATCTGCATGACGAACTACTGGTTGTACGTGGTTATGGGACACATCTACAGGGCCAGTGAAGAAGTTCGCTGCTGATTCTTTGTTGACCATTCGCATTTGTTTAATGAAACGACCTATCTCCATACCGGAGAATCCTTGCCCTTTTACCCCATTCGAGAATATATCATCATCAGCAAAGTGAATAAATGGGGTTTGAGGGACCCCATCTTCATTTCTATTGTCGTCATCGGCATACAACTTGCTTTCGTAATCGTAACCCTTCTCATGTTCCGGCGCTAACTTTCTCAGATACCTTGTCCATCTCTCACCTTCTGACTCAGGGGGGTAATCAAAATCTCTCAAGTGATACTCAGCACAATGTTGGTAGTACGCTTGTGCTGCACTAACAGCATCATCAAATGACAATGCCTCCAAGCCCATCTCAATTGCGAGATTGCCATGTTGTTGATTAACATCCCTCAATTCATCGTAATCTTCACGTGTTGCAATCGAGGGATACCCACCGAGATTCATTCTCCCTGTTGTGTCATAGAGATTGTTCCACACATTTGAGTTCTTCACGCCGTCTAATTCTAACGCCCAGTGGTCAATGAACAACCTTCTCTTTTGTCGTTCATCGTAATCAGAGTTGGGGAAACGCTGCTCATACTCCCGTAACCACTTTTGGTATCTACGTTCATATAACCTATACCTCATTTCTTTAGGCAATTGCCCAACTAAGTCGGGGTTGAGATGACCAATTGAGTCTTTGTAGGCTTCTATTTGGTACGGGTGGTTAAACTTGGCTTGTACCGCACCTTTACCACGCACCTCTTCAGGTATTCTCAAAACATCCTCTGCGTGGTCATCGAAATACTTGTCGCCCTTCCCTACAAAGAACTCAGAATTAGGTAAATAGTAATCTTTGAGATGTTGATACAACAGTGGTGCTCTCGAGTTCTCTATGAACATATTGAGTAATGAGAACTCGTCAGGTAGAGTGGGGTCATCACTACCTTTCGCTCTATCCGCCAACAGTTCACGAACGGCTGCTGTATTCTTCTCACACGCTAAAGGATAACGACCTGCAGTCAAGTCTTCTGCGTAGGTTTTGAGCATCTTGTTGTACGGGGAGTTCGGCCCATTACCGATGCACGCTTGCTGTGCACCGAACTTACCACTAGGTGTGTTATCAGGTATTCTACTCCTATGTCTGAAAGTGCTAGTAGGTAAACCACTACGACGATTAAAGGGGTCTATGTTGCTGGGAGGTCCTGTAGGCTCTACCGGTTCTTTCAATGAATCAGTCGCCATGTACGGAATCTGTTGTACCTTAGGAGGGCCAAACTTAACCTTCGGTTCTACCACTACCTTCTGCTCTTTGAGAATATCTTCCATCTTCGATAGGGTATCATCCCAGTCGAAATCTAAATCGTGATTGACTAAATTGTGACAAGCGAAATATAGTTCTGCTGCATCGTCCTCATCTAAGGATAGTTGGAATCTAGCCTTTGCATTCAAGAAGTAGTCTTGAGGAGATTCACGCACACAACCACCACCTCATCACATTCCTGGGAGGTTAGGTGGTCCTCCTGCGCCTTCGTCTCCACCCATAGGCATGTCAGGCGCTGGCATATCTCCACCACCGCCACCTAGAGCCTTAACTTTCTTTCCTAACTCCATAAGCATGTCAGATATTCCTGCTGGGTCACTAGGTACTTCTCCACCCATTTCACCACCCATGTCAGGTGAGTCACCACCACCCATCAAAGCAGCGAGCATTGCAGCGTCGTCACCGCCACCACCGCCACCCATTGGTGGTTTAGGTCCACCAGGCATTGGAGGGGCTTTGCTCATTTTATCTCCCCCGCAACATTCTGATGCCATCTTACCATTACCGCAAGGGCATTTCTTTCCGCCCTTCTTGATGCCTATTTTCTTACCCTTCTTATTTTTGAGAGCGTCCTTCATAGGTTCTTTTCTATCACCGTCGCCGTCAGCATCTAGGAAATCGGGTTTTTCTCCTTTCCTAATACCTCCTGCATTGTTTTCATGAGCAGCAAGTGACGAGCCGGTTTGGTGAGGGTTAGCGTTGATGAGATTGACTGTCTCAGCAGAAATGCTTTGCCTCTTGATAGATTCTATATTTTCCTCCGGTTGATATTGGTTAGTCCAATAATGAGTCATCTGTGCCTCCTCGACACCTGTTATGTTCCTTAATTGAGAGTCATCTCTTAGAGATGCAATCTTACTCAGCATCTCATCCATGTTGTTTGCTTTCTCTATTAGTTCATCTACATCAGGAGCGTATTCTCCTACATCTACTTTCATTGGCTTCATTGGTCAACAGGCCTCCCTTCTGTCATGGCCGCCTCATTAGCCATGGCGTGAATCTGGTCCCAATTCATCTCATGCCATTCTTCATTAGAAGTAGGCATGTTGGGAACCATTACTCCATCTATAGCGATGGCTGCCTTTTCTATTACTTCGTTCCTGTCACCTCTGAGAGGGTCTCCCCATACATCTTCGGTAGCAGGAGTGCCGAACTTTACGAAACCGGACTTCTGTAGAAGGTATTCCGGACTGGAGACCATTTTTTTGAGTTCTTGGTTCTGCAATTTGAGATTGCCTATGTCACCATCCATACGCTCCATCTTTGTGATAAGAGCATCGACTAAATCGGTGACCTCGTTAGACATTAATCAACCCTCTGACCGAATCCTTGTTGTGGTCTCCAGTTAGAGGCAATACCATCAGGTCCGATATAACCGAGAGGTCTGTCGCCCTTGATGATAGCGCCTTGGTCTTTGAACTCCATGACCGGAGCACCACCTGCGTATATGTCATTGACTCCAACTGCTCTGTTACCATCTACTTCTGATTTATATATTGCAGTCACATCAGTTGCTAGGTAATCACTGGTTTGTGCAATAGACCTAAGAAATTGTTGTGCTGCCACTAAATCGTTACTTTCTAGTGCATTTTTGAACTCAGAAATGCTAGTTTCGAGTTTTCTAACCATGGGGTCCAGTTTGACAATCGTGTCGGACATTGGCTATGGCACCCCCTATCTCCACTTTAACATTCTCATCCAGGTAAGTTTGAGTCTTTCTTATTATTGAGGGGGTCTGAGGCTGAATCCTGTGCGTCTCGCACTGCATCTAATGCTTGCTCCATAGGGCCTTTTTTCGCACCTCTTTGATTCTTTTTACTCTTAGGTGCACCTGACTGTTGAGTTTCAGAACTGACTGGTGCTGGCCCTCTATCTCTCAGTCCTTGACTCTCACCCAAACCTGCCGCTTTCTCCATAGTCATTATCTCATTACCTCTAGAACGAACTCTTGGAGGCTGACCTGCAACTGTCTGAGCCCTCATGGCTCTGTCGGCACCAGGTATCATTGGTTGACCACCGCCTTGTTGCGGCATTGTTTGTTGCGGTATCCCTTGAGCCCCACCTCTACGAGGTGGCATCATAGGTGCCCCGCCTGGTGGCATTACACCTGGTGGAGGCATTTGTTGAGGCGGAGGAGGGGCGGCACCACCTGGTGGGGCTGGTGGAGGAGCACCTCCTTGTGGGGCCGCGCCCATCTGCTGTTGTGGCTCAGGCTGTTTATAGTGGAAACGTATATCGCGACCTGCATCTTCTGTGAGTTCGGGCTGAAATCCGAGTTGAGCCATACGTTGAGCGATGTTGACTTCCATCTCATCTCGTCGTAGACGAGTGACGTCATCTTCTTCTTCATTAGGATATAGAGTCATTTCCCAATCAGTGACACCCATCTCTTGGAACATTCTAGGGAATATATCACGGCCGTAGAGTTTCTGTCCAAACTCAACAGCCCTGTTAGTGACAAGGATTTGCATGCCTTCATTATTGAGACCCCCTCCCTTGCCACTATCCATCATGAATATATTAGAGACTCCGTAGAATGCTGCGATACGCATACGCAATTCGTCACGGACTGCACCATACTGCATCTCATCAAGAGAGTCCATGAATCTGACGAACTCTACTCTACCTCTACCAGTGGCTGACTCTATACCGACTTTAGGTATGTAATTAGGGTCACGCTCCATCTTTTCCTCAGCGCCCTTCCAAAAGGATGCAGTGGATTGGATATTGTCTGTGGTGATTGCGAGAACACCTCTAGGTATCCTTCTCTTTTGGTACGCCAAATACATGTAGTTATCCATTGCAGACAAGGTCATGGCCTGTCGCCACATTGTAGCCACAGGGCTTCTACCGTAGAGTTTAGACGGTTGGAACTTGGATACGTGAACTACCTCTCCCTCAATGTAGTATTGAGTTTTACCCGAGCCAGCAGTGTTGATGAAATGCACATCTTGTAATTCTAAATTGCAGATTTCACACTTCTTATCTTCTCCGCCAAACGGGTGGGTTTTGTCTCTGTGTACAGGACATACTAGATATCTACCCCCTCTAACCCCTCTTTTGTCAGCGACTATCCGCATGAACGTAGGGTCACCACGCACCATCTCTTTGACTCTGAAAAACTCAATTTGTTTATTATCTGGATTGATATAGTATTCTTTCAATAGCACTATGAAAGCATCGTCCACTATGTTTAGGTCAAACTCTATCTCTCTCATTACATCGGTGAAAGACTGGTCCATACCATTACGTTGTTTGATGAACCATCGAGGGTATAGTATTTGGTCTACGTCAGGTTTTTTGAAATCACTATTACCGCATAGTTTGCACTCTTTGACTTCGTGCTGATATTCTTCTTCGCACTTTGTGCACTTGAAATGAAACTTCTTTTTCCAATAATGCCCTCTCCGGAATATCTCTTGAGTTAAAGTGTTGATAGTAGTTCGGAGTATGATGCTCTCTTGCACTGTAGCATATAATGCAGGTATGCTGACACCTTGTACTAAAACTGGTTCTTGTATACCAGCCTTCCAAAGTGGCATTATTGGCTCAGGAGTACTTTTCCTGCGGAAGGGGCCAGTCAACCTTTCTATGAATCGGGCTACTGGGCTACTATCTTCTGCCATCAAACCACCTCAAACCCTATCGCGTCAGGGTCCGTTGAATCCCACGAGAGCACCTCTTGTTCATCAACATTCCACTCGTTGAGTAGTTCTTCCGCTTTAACATCTTTCCAGTTTTCCCATTTCACTAACCTGTACAACTCATCTCTTCTCTTGCTTATCAAATCACCATCTTTGCCTCGGTGAGACAAGAGTTCCATCACGTGACGTGCTTGGTTTTTCTTTAGTCTAAGATGTGGGTAAGTGCCTTTGAGTAATTTACTGATATCATTTTTACTATAGAATTGCAGTCTATGTTGGCTCCTCTTGCTACTCTTGTGCACTTTGAGGTCAAGAGATAGTACACCAGCACCTATCATATCATAGAGATTCTCACAATGCACCTTACCTCTATCCCCTGTTGCCACAAATCCTGCGCGTGGTTCTCCCTTCTTACTAATGGTGATGTAACCATCAGCATCTAAGAATCCTGCAGCGTAGGCCCAAGGGTCTTTCACTAGCAAAGGAGATTGTGAACTCTGCCTCTCCCACAAAGTACCATGTTTGAATATGTCATAATCCGGACCGTACGTTTTCAACAAAGCACCAAGTTGTTGCACTGAGGGAAGACCTGCGCTTCTACCGTCATTGCTTGTCATGTGGGTGTGCATTGTTCTGCTGTCCATCGGTCCGTGATAATCCAACAAGTCACTGGCTGATAATAGAGAGTGTTGCTCTGCTTTGTTCAATTTAGAGGAACGATGCAGAGAATGTCTCCACATCTGTCTAGCGTCTTTCTTCATTTTAGTGGCGTCAGACCAAAGAGATAATTGTCCCTCGTCAAACTCTCCATTTATTTGAGACAATTTAGTAAGCACATTGTTAGCGTCTTGCCATTGATTGCACGCTTGGATGAGCGAGACTTGTCTCTTCTCACCATGCTTAATCAAAGCCTTGAAATCTTTGTCATTGAGGTTCATTCCCTTTATCGCATCTAAATAGTCACCACCCCATGTTATACTATCTAGCCCTCTTTGCACCTCATTGCTTTTCGCCATGCGTATAGCCATGATTGCATCGTCTATGTCTTGACTGAATTGTTTGTGGACTCTCCTCTTCAATCTTAGGTCCTTGACTAAAGCGGACGCTGATTTACCGAAAGAGTCCTCGAACCAACCTGCATCTGACGCTAGTTTCATTCCGTCTTGTCTCATTTCTTCCATCAATTTCTTTTTGTTTTTCTTCTCTTCTGGAGTGTCTACTTCCGAGGCAGCAGACGGGCCTGCTCCCAATTTACCTCCACCTCCAGTAGGGGTCTTGCTGTTGTTTCCAAATGCTACTACTCCTACGCTGTTCTTCAACACAGGATGTTGCATGAGTTGTTTGATGACCCAAGCCTTATCTGCATCAGGCTCATCAGTATCTGCATCGAAATCATCACCAATAAGAGCACTGCCCCAAATCAATCTATCAACCCCGACATTAAACTATCTAAGTCTATAATTCTCTCACGGAACTCGGTAGTCGCCCAATTACCTAAAGCAAGAGCGATAGCCAAGTCATCATGCCTTGCGATACTATCTAGTTTACCAGTCTTACTCATACCGAACATGATTAACTCGTGCTCTAACTGGCTTATGACTTCACGGGCTCTCTCGTCAGCCCAAGGTAGACGAACTTGCTCTCTCTCGAATCGAAGAACCAAACCCATCAGCAAACTCTCCCTTCTTTGTTTTGTGCTGATGAAGGTCTTTATCGGCAAATCTGTATCTGCTCTCAGTTCCGTAGCAAACACACGTTGGAAGTGGTTAGCCTCTAACTCTATCACCTCAGGGCGAAACTTGTTGTTCAATCGCTGAATCTCTATGATTTGTGTTCTGAAATCCATACCCTTACGTCGGACTACATGCACCACTTCGAGTAGGTTAGTATCCTCAGGGGGCCTTCTCAATACCATCATTACAGTGTAGTCTGCTGAACGGTCAGAGGATATAGCAGGGTCCCAGCCAATGAAATACTGACTGTCGTCATCAGGGTCTCGCCTGTCCATGAGATGGAGATATGGGTCTTTACATGCATTGACTACAGCAGAGGGGAAAAGGCTGGACATATCGTCCATTGGTTCGCACAGATATTCTCGAGTGAATGCGATGGCTGGCATATCTTGCCGTCTTAAATCTAAAGCCTCTAAAGACCACCTCCAAGGCCAAAGCGGTTCTCCTTTCTCATTAATTGCAGGATAAGTCTCTACGAGATATCCGTCCCTAGCCTCCAACTCTGTGTAAAGGTCAGTAGGAGTGAAAGGAGTCCCTACTATACAAAGTTGAGAAGTATGATGGAGAGTAGGCATCAACACTTCATAAAACCATGAGGCTACTCTCTGGAGTTCAGTTTCAGTAGTGCCCCACAAAATATCGTCACAAAGTATGAGGTCGGGGTGAGCACCACGGACACCACCTCCTACGGACTTAGCATTAATTCGAGAGCCGTTGGTAAACCCAAAGAATGTCTTGGACCAAGCGTCCTTGTCTTTCATCTTAGCCAACATGGGAGAACCGTCAATCAAATCATTAAGTCCTCTCATATGTCGTATTGATTGGTCTAGGCTGTGACTGAATATCATAGTGTCAAGTTTGGGAGTGAATATAACCTTCCATAACAAATAACCTAGAAACAAAGTAGATTTACCATGGTCTCTCGAAGCCTTAACACAGTATCTTTTATGAGTATTTAAGTTATGAAACCATTTAGCATGATGGTCTGCTAACTGCCAACCTAAAATCTGCTCAAAGAAGAACTTAAAATCCTTCTTAGCCATCTCCCAATCTATCTCTTCTATTACTTCTGTTGATATTGTAGGGCTAGGCAATATTACGCCCCCTTGAGGATGCTCCACGCTAGGTCAATAGGTTCGCGTTCTGAGAGTTGCACCTCATCCGACCCAGTCAAGTCTATGTTCTGTCCAGGATTAGGTTGTTCAGCAGGAGGGGTGAAATAAGTATGTGGTTGAGCAGGGTCGTAATTGGTCATACCCCTCTCTTGAGTGACTTGCTGAACGTGCTCGGGATTGCCTAGCACATAACCAACCATAGCACTGATACGCTCGCTTTGTCCTTGGGTTGAAAGGCTCTGCAAAGAGCCTTTGACACGATTTCTCGCAGTCTTAGATGCGCCTTCTAACGATGAGTTGAATGCAGGATTATTGAGTATGAAATCGAACGCGCTTTGGTCCGGATTAGCAGGTAGTTTCCCTTTTATGTGAGAGTTCGCATTTGCGTGTACGTCTCTTTTAGCAGCCTCCAAAGCAGTTCGTAAAGCCTTGTAGTGGCTCGGTTGTAGGTTGACCATTTTACCTCCTGCTGTTGTATCCTGTAGATGCTTGCCTCCTAAGAACTGCTGAGCGAACTCGCAATCTGCCGGCTTGTATGATTTTCCTTGAGTATGCCCTATCTCAGGTAGGATGTAAGACAACTTTGAACCGTCAGGCACATCATCTGCCACATCTCCGGTAGATTCATCCCCAAAATCAACATCTCCAACATCGTCTCCCACTTTCATCCTTTGACTAACATAATTGAAAAGTTTTTGTGGGTCAGTTTCACCGGATTCAATGGCCTCGTTCATGTGCTTGTCGACCTCTGCAGGGTTATCGCTCTGCATTTGTGTCATCATAGCAGCAGCACGCTTAGCCGCATTGACATCCAAACCCTCTGTGACATAGAAGGTACTGAGGAACTCATTGACTATCTTCTTATCTGCATCTGACATCTCACGATTGGGGTTCATCATCTTACCACGGGTGTGATAATCTAGAACCTTTATCGCATCTTTCTGCATACGTTGTATTCTTTTGAGTTGATTTCTGTATTGGGGGTCTCGTAGGCCTGGAATGAAAGAAACAACATGATTCATGAAGTTAGCGAGTCTGTTGTGGAACGGCCCTCTATCACCTACCCCTCCTAACATTTCGGGACCATCGTTGGTGTACAGAATATATTGCTCAGGTTTCCTTCCACCTTTGGAACCCTCACGTTGGCCAGCATCGTGAAGATAATCTCGAGCAAAACCAGGATTCTGTTTTCCTGCAAAGCCTGCGGGTAGTCTCGCATTAGGGTTCTGCGCTACCAACCGTCGTAGACTATTTTGCTGGTCACTCCACATTTCTGCCATTCTTGAGTAGTCTTTTGCTCGCTGATAGAATCCAGGGTTTTTGGACGGGTCTCCTACCTGGATGTCATGAGGGTACTCGAATGAATTATCAGGGCCGAATTGGCCAACTGGTCTTACCCCACCACCGGCCAATCTACTGAAAGCACCTAACGGGTGAATCCTAGGTCTACTGTGCATAGTAGGTGGGTTGTTTGGGTCAAGACCACTAACTCGAAGTTTTCTCTTGCTAATCAAGTCATCCCAATCGTGTAAGAAACCTATTTTACCACCTCAAGGCCACCTTGACCGCTTTCACCACACGGGGCTCCACTTTCAAGCGTTCCGCTATAAGCGTCCAGTCACCTAGACTTTGGTCTATTAGATGCAAATCTCTAGTTTCTAACGAGAAAGACTTACATAGAATATTACAATCTGTATCGTCGTCTAAGTAGAATCTTCTACGTGACGGTAGGGACTTGATGATTAATGAATCCATCCTAGCATCTGCTGATTGTAGGTGTTCCATCAAATCTGTCAATGTGTCAGATGATGTTTTGAATCCAGGGTCGAAGGTTGGGTCTCTAGGTGGTAATTGAGGGGGTAGTGCTTGAGTGTATCCCAAGTTACCTGTGATTCTTTGACCTGGACCTGAAGGTGCGTCGGACACTGCAAACTCTCCCGTGGGAACTCGTGGAGAACGCATCGCACGACCATCAGCGAGAGTACCATTAGGGTCTAGAGAGACCACTGGTTTTGGTACATCTCCAGGCTCGAAAAACTGGAAATTGCTAGCGTCTACGTAATCGGTGTCGTGAGCGTGGGACTGCATGAACTTCTGTTGCAATAACTTACCTATAGCAAAACCATCATCGGCCCCTCTTTTCCTCTGTAGCATCCTATCGTATTTTGGATTGCCTGCAATCATCATAGTAAGCATGAGAGCCTCTTGTAGTGTGCTTTTTGCATTATGGTGAGATTTTGCGTTAATTCCGCCTTGACCAATATACCTACCAACATTGATATTAGAAGCGTTAACTCTGACATAATCATCTAACTGTTTCTGCTCATTAGTATGCATCACACCGGAGCCACGACGATTCAACCCTATCACCTCTCTCATGTCATCTATGAGTTTCTTACTTCTCGTATTACTGCGAGTAGACCTTCTACCTATAGCCGAGTCGTGTATGGTTTGCATGAGGTTCGACCGAGCGAAATTGAGAATGTCTGCATCACTGGCTTCTGAGCCTCTTCCATTCCTCGTGAGTATGATACGAGCATATGCCAGCCTCGATTGTGCGCTGGCGTAGTCGGTCTCGTGCGAAGGCTGGAACCAAGCAGGGTGCAAACTACCCATCACACTTCTCAAGTGATGAGGCTGCCCGTCTGCTCTGCTGTGCCGTGTGCCTCTATCAGCAGAGTCGAATACGTTTTGATTGGAGTAATGATATTTCCATGGGTTGCTCCTCTCTCCTGTTGTTGGATTAGTGTGAACTACCATGCTTTCTGGTTTAATGTAGTTACCCTTTCCTAAGGTATGCATTGGTTCAACATTAAATTGGTCAGTGAACATCTTTAGGAAGAGTGGGAGGGCGCCAAAGAATCCACTCTCTGACATGTGTCCATGTTGTGCGTGGTCTTGTTGACTAGCGTTGTACATGATAAGTTGATTCTTTTTGTTGCGGATTCTTATCTGCTCCGGTTTGAGTTTATTGATGTTCTCTTGGAACCTAGGTGCATAAGCGTGGCCTTGAAACTCAGGATGTAATGACTTCTCATTATTCACATCTAAGTATGCCTTCTCAGGGTACTTATTCAAATCATTAGTTTGTCTACTATTGAATAAATGTAGAGATTTGTTGAGCATCTCCCTTAACATTCTGCGTAGTTCTGTTGGGTTTTGCGATACAGGGTGTCCGGCCTTTTCCAAAGCGTATGCACTGTCTTCAATAATTGCTTTGAGGACATCTCTATTATCGTAGTTAGGGTCTTCGTCATACCTCTTCAAGGTAATGGGATTAATATGGAAGGGGTTTTCTCCGTCAGGAAAAAACTTAGCCATTTCACCTGGAGAGAGGGCTCGGTGCATACCACCGGCTTCTTTCGCATGGTCTCCTTGTAGAAGGACTCCTCCCCCTTTGAGTATTGATACGCCTATCACATGTGTCCCCTCCGAGGCAACAAAAGGCCCATCGGGTGCGCTCCCCAATATCGGGGGTCGTCGTCAGGGTCTACCTCTGTGGCTCCGGTAGGGTGGCTCGTTGTCTTCCGATGGGAATTAGGGCTGGGTCTCTCATCGTCATGCTCAGCATCTTCCAAGCCGGACTTTTTCAACGCGCCTGAACGTAACAGTTTCTTCAACTCTCTAATTAAGAATCTGAACTCTGTTATATCAGCACCACTAATCTTAGCCTTCGATATAATCCCTTCATATTCTAACAATCTTTCAAACGACGTTAGAACAGAGGCTGCTTGGAAACCTGTCATGCCATCAGTTGGTCCACCAGGTGATGATATTTGTTGCCCTCCAACAGAGCGAGCGACTCCAGGTCGGTTGACTTGTCTACTGCTCGCGGGTGTCAAATCACTAGCAGTTTGTTGAGGATGGTCTATCCTAGGCCCTTTAGGTGGAGGTCTCATCACATTCTCATATGCTTGAGAAGAGGGTAATTGATATCCACTGGTATGTGTAGGAACCTTTCTAGCCATTTGACTAGTTTCAATATTCGCTTGTACTTTTCTTGGGTCGGGAGTGGCTTCTCTCTTAGTACCTTTACCACTAGTTGATTGTCTCCAACCTTTACCTCTACCACCGTGACCTCTACGAACCACATTCTTACCACCAGACCCTTCTGTCCTTTGGGCAATAGTAGCACGAGTCTCAGTATAGCCCTCAGTATTACGAAATCCTCTAACGCCTCCTCCTTTGTAAGTACGGCTGAGGGCAGTATCTCCCATTTTCGCTCTTCTTCTTCTAGTCTCTTTACCTCTTTGTCTAGTCTTGATAGACTTGATATCATCCGACTTCTTGCGTTTTTTACTCCCAGCCTTCTTCTTCTTTTTGAGTATGGCATCAAAGTCTATATCGATTGGATGACCAGTCATGATATTAGGGCCACCCATAGCAGACCCAGTACCTGTCTTAGCACCACTTGCGACGTCTAGAGGATAACCTGTGCTACTTGCAGGCCCTGTCATTTCTGATAATCTCTCATCATTTCTTTGGTCGTCTCCCTCAGGACGTTTCTTACTTTTAACTCTCACAGCGACGTGTTGCAAACCAGCCAATTTTTTGTGGCGGTCTTCTTTCTCCTTCCTTTTCTTCTCATCAAGTCTTTGCCTGCTCTCAGCATCATCTCTGCCTAGGTTACGGTCTTCTTCCATAAACTCAGGACCCTCTCGAGGGTTGAATCTCATACCTGAGGAACTGCCTTTGTTACCTTCACCAGCCATGTTCACCCTCCGGTATTATAATCACAGTACTCTCTAAACGATTCAAGACTTTAGAGTAAAATGTAATCAATTCGTTAGGTCCGGCAAACACACTAGAGAAAGAAAGTAACATGTCGCCCACCGCGTCGAATACCATTGCGAAGTGGTATCTGTTTTCAAGTACATCCTCAGTATCGTCTTCTATTAGTTTATTGAAGCAATCTTCTAAATCGTGTATTAGTTCCATATGATAACTTCTGAGATTCGCTATGTCGTGATTCATCGGACCTACAGCACCATACCATCTATCCACTAATTCATGCATTAGAGAAAGAAACACTCTCATCTCTTTTCTGTGTATAGGGCGGTCCTCTGTAAGAATACCCGAAAGTCGTACGTCCTTACACATCAATTTGTGAACTGGGACTGGCCAAAACTTAGGAGACGAGGCCCTATCATTGGACATCTACTACATCCTCCTCATCTTCTTCCAACAACTTAGAACGGATACGAGCCCATACCTCAGGAGATTCTTTAGCGAGTTCGACTTTGAGAATGTTGACTGTATCAGCCTGAATGTTTTGGTTATTGACTCCCATAGTCTCTGATTGGAACTTAACCATAGTAGTCAGAGTATCTCTGACTTCTTTGTGTAGACTAACTATGTTTTTGACGTAAGCAGGGTCATTTCTATCAGCGTCTGCTAAGAAGACATCAAGTTCTCCATTCAATCTCTCTAAATTACTACGCATCATGTCTATCTCTTTACCTGCTTGAACGGAGATGATGTTCGCCGCACTCTTTTGGACTAGTGGCTTGAGATGATGTTTTAGATGGTGGTAAACAGTAGACTCACTACATTGGATTACATCTGCTATTGCTTCGGTAGTCATACCTCCTGAGAAATAAGCCTCTTCTACTTCTCCCCTTTCTGGATGTGTGCAAACTACACACTCACTATTTGAGCCCATATGGTATTCCCCCATGTGATTTCGGAAGTGTCTGTCAGTGGTGCCTTCTCTCCATCCTAAGTCTTTGTCTAATTGTTTGGGTATGATATTACCTGACAGCAAACCTTCCTCTAAACTATCCCTGTCTTCGTGCTGGCAGAAAGCACAAGATTGACGAGTAACGCGCCCGCTCACGTATCATGAGGTGGGGTGGGCGCTCTAAGCCCTTTCGTTTGAAGCGGGCGAGAAAAGTGTTAGGTGTACCGTTAAACAAAGACACCATAAACGACATAAACCAAGCAGTGAAAGATGTTTTGGCAATGAACCACGTGAGTGAAGAAGAGAAGGGTAGAAGGCTATCTATTTGTGATACATGTGAGCACAAAAAAGGCAGTAAATGTAACTTATGTGGTTGTTTCTTGAACTACAAGACTAAACTAACTAATAGCGAATGTCCGTTACTCAAATGGTCAGCCAGTATCCCCGAGTCTTCGGTAGACTATCCCAGTGAGGAAAGTGGCTCCGAAAAGGAAAGCCATTGAATACATCAACTCGTTTTGGTCCATGTCGTAAGCGGAGAATGCTATCAACAAGAAAGCGCCCAACGCAAGGCTGATTACTTGAACCATTATCATATCAACCACTGATGATTTCTTGACCATTGTCATATCATGCAGACCGAACATCAAATCGTTAACTGGTCCCATTACCATATTATCACGTCCTCATCCCTAGAGTAGCCCTAAATAAACTACCTACACCACTACCAACGCTTTCCATCATGCCTGGGTTAGCCATTGCAGCATTCAATGCACCACTCATCAGATTCTGCTGTACTGTGTTTAGAATCGCTTGCTGTTGTTGCATTGCTTGGTCTCTAGTCATAGTTGCAGCATTTTTGAGGTTGTTAGAGTCCATTGTCACGCTGTCAGCAGTAGGGGCATTCTCAAAACCACTAAAATCAAATGCTAATTTGCCGTCTTCGGTTTCAGAAATGCTGACATTCTTCAAGACGTCTACTGTCGCTAGAGCAGTCACTTTGTAGAGTAGAGATACTAACATTTCCATATTTGGGCCTGCGAGCCACCTATCTACAGGTACACTTGTCTGAATCAGTGCCGCCATGACTTCCAAATCGCTAGGTGGTGCTAATTCAGCAGTGGAGGGGTTCAAGCCCATCGCTCCCATCATTCCTGCCCCCATTTGTTGATATGGGTTGTATCCAGGTGGTGGTTGTTGCCCCCACCCACCCATTGCTAGTCCATTTTGTGCTGGTAAACTTTGTTGATTATTAGGTAAACCGAGTGATAGAGCGCCACTAGGAGGTTGTTGAGGAGTACCAAAACCAAACGTCATTGTGCCAACTCCTCACTCTCTACCTGTAAAGGCGGAGGAGCCGTTTGGCTTAACAGTTCCGAGAGACCCATAGTCGCTGCCGGAGTTGGTAAATCCATATTCATGGGTGGGGCACTGATATTAGCGTCAGTTATCATACGACTGTTACCACCAGTTTGGAATTGCCTCATATCGAAAATGACTATTGTTTGTTCGTTCTCACCCATTGCGTTCTTGAGACGAACCACTGGGATGTTGTCTTTCTTTATCATATCGAAGAATGGCTGGTATGCATTTAATTGAGGTGGAGTGTTGTCTCTCATGGCGAGTGAGGTCACAGGTACTGTAACCATCGAAACTCCTTTGTTAAGGCGGTTTTTAAGACTAGAAGTGCTAGCACCTTCCTCTTCTTGTTCAGCACGTTCCCATTTAGTCAATAAATGATAAAGATGTAAATGCTCAGGGCAATAAGTCGCTCGTAGTATTCTACCACCAGTCACTCTCTCACGCGCTTGGAAAGCCCTAGCCTCACCAGTGACTGGGTCTTTGAAGTATAAATCCCAAAGAGATTCTCCGGTATCTTCATCTTTAATCATATCATAGACATTACCTGCCGCGCGAATTAACTCATCTACATCACACCCTTCTATACAACATCTAGTTGAATCGCCAACAAATTGATATTTACCCCCAAACCAATATCTACGAGGGTCAAAAACGCTTCTCTTTGTCGGAGACAGTAATTTGTAAGCCTGTCTAATATCAGCCCTTCTTGCCTTTTTCGGGTTGCCATGATTTGAAGGGTAGAAATTAACTTTGGGTATTTCTATACTTCTTTGTAAAGCAGCGTCTTGCATATATGTCTGTGCTTGCGCGAGACCTTGTAGTTGTGCTAACGGTACTTGTGAGTTAGCGGCTACTCTACGCATTTCTTGACTTGTTTGACTAGCCAAGGGTTGTTGACTGCTATTTATTGTTAAGGGGTTAAATCTATTCATCATTTTAATATCACCAACTTAGCATTTCTAGCATGCTCTGCTCGACGTTCCAACCTATCTTGGTAGCCATCATTGATACTCTGCAGGGAATGCCTGCTTTTTGGAGTTTCACCATAGAAGGACGATAAGGGTCGAAAATAGGGTGTTCTCTCAATCTTTTTGATTGCCAAAGGATATTTGCTTTGTCGTCCCACCACAAATCGGCTTTGTTTGCCACTACCCATATTTGAGTGGGGGCGTACTTTCTGCCTTTCCACCATGTCTTCAAACTCCTGTATTTCCAATCCCTCGCGATTAAGGCGTCTACGAGAAACTCCAAACCTCCCACTGCGTCGATGATATCTGCGTTGCCCCCAACTTTCCCTCGATGGTCTACCATGAATACGACAATCTCTACTTGTCTTTCCACCATATCTTCTATCCATAGGTTCCAAAATCGTTGTTGGCCACCCACATCGGCAGAATGAACTATTCTCTTTTCTCCGTGCCATCTGACTCTCTTTCGCGTAGCCTTGGGAAGAACATGTCCACCTCCTATCAAACGAGGGTCGTGGTCGGTTCTTTCCTCTATATCTTCCATCTCTCCTGGTGTAGTCATAAATCTGTCCAAAGTAGTCTTCCCTACCATTGTCGGGCCATATATTCCCACTCTTCTTGGTTTGAGAAAATTGTACAATTCCTTGCCATATACTATGGCTCCCATCAGTATTGAACCCGTAACGCCTACCATTCAAATCATCACCCACTTATCGAGTCTATCTTGGCTTGAGCCCAAGAGACAAACCAGTCTACGGTTCTGTCCCAAATACTCATGTCGAATGCCATTTCAACCCAAGAGGTGATGAATACTGCAGTAGTAGTAAATAGTAAAGTGCGAGCCCATCCCCAACCACGCTCGTAATAGTTGTCTAAGGTGTTTTGCCAGTGCAAAGCCTTCAACGTAGCCTCTGTCGCATCGTCGCTAGGAGTGTGAAAAAGCCAACCCATAATCAGCCCTTCTTAGTAAACTTGCCATTCCTGTCACGCACTGAGTGTTTATTATTCTGACTAACAGCGGACGTCCCGCCTAAATCTATACTATTGCCCTTACTGGCTTTATGAGAAGGGACACCCGATTCTGCCTCAGATTCAGAAAGTAATGCGTCGGCGTTTATGTGGAGCATCTCGTTATCATTCTTATATTCAAGCATTTGCAACTGTCTTAAGAATTGGGCTTCTTGCAACCTCATTTCAACCTCCATCTGCTTATTGGCCATTGCCTGTTGCATCCCTTGCATCTTACGTGCCCTCTCTCTGTCCATTCTAGCAAAAGATGCTCTATGGTCGAGCGATTGTTGCATAAGTAATTTGTAGAGAACGAAAGACATTCCTTGTAGAGTGAAAGCAGCCATTGCGTAAGTGAAAGCGTTAGTTCTAACATCCCCATCTTGTTTCAGCCATAGTCCAGCATCGAATACCCCAATTGCTGCACCGACTAGTACAGAAACGAAGGTGATTAGACCTAATACTCTTATCTCGTCTGCGTTAGTATCTTGCGGTTGAATTGGAGGCATGCTGCTCATAGTCATACTATCATCCTGTCTTCGGGACTCGGGCATAGCACATATACCTACTGCTGGCAGACTGACCGCCTTCTTGATTTTCTTACCCTTTTCTTCAATAATAAAATAGAGTAATTATTATTACTGAATAGAATAATAATATCAAGAATTACTATACGGTTGCCACTCACCATCATCGCCACGAACCTCTATACCTCTAGGTTGATTAATGTCCTGCTCCGAGGTCGTTTGTTCTTGTGTAGGTCCATCTCCTTCATCATTAGCATATTGGAAGTAGTCCTTGCTCCAATTATTGAATTGTTCTCTAGCAGTGTCTTCGTGTTGTGACATCATGTCATGATAGGACTGTGGTCGTATCCCATGACTAAACCGCTTGTAAGAGGCTCTAGTATCAGCATCGACGTCGTCATTCATCGGTATGGCGGCTGCCCTCACACCATTACGCATCGCACCTAGTACACCAGTCGCGTATTGTTGATTAGCGGTGGTTACTGCACTCAAACGTGCGTCTTCCGCAAAATGAGAACGAGTGTCACTATATAACATCAGACGTCCGAAATCTTGGTGTTTATGTGCGCTTGTCTTAATATCATCTAGCCTCTCGAGCATGTTTATTATTAGATGGGCGTCTCTTAAGTCCCTAGTCTTTTTGTCATCTCCTATAGCAAATGATGTAGGTAAAGCACTCTGCTCTACTATTTTTTTAGCGGCCCTAATAACATCTTGGGCTTTTGAACTACGTACGTATTGCTGTATGCCAGTATTGCCTATTTCTCTCACCATACCAATGTCTCTAGTATCCTCAATCTTACCTTTAGATAATCTCATGAAGGCGTTATCTATCTTAGTAGACAATTTCTGTAAGTTGCTTTTGTTGTTCTTTAGGACATTGTTTATGTTTTCTACTACCTTATCGGCAGCACTTACTGTGTGCATGCCTCTGAAAGTGTCTTGAGTCGGATTAAGGTGATGGCCCATTCTAGAACCAAAACCGGAATGAACTACAGGAAGTCTGTATTTCGGGTCTAATATGGTCTTGGCTTGTTCTATTAATTTTGCATGGTCCTTAGAGTATTTTGGCATGCCGTCCTTGTTCGTTTCTATTACACCAAACTTATCTCTCTTGACTAGTATGTGTCGTAGAGATTGGATTATTTCCTCAGGCCGGACATTAGTCCCCTCTTCCGGTCGTGGGTCTCCTGGTTTCAATTTTACAGTGTTTCCGGAAAACTTGAACCATCTTGAAAGGGGCTCGTCCTCTCTTTGGTTGTAAGGGTCTTTCTCTCCTCTCTCGACTGCTTCTAATCTTTCTATCAGTCGTGTTCTAGCCCTCAACTCTTCTTGGTGATTAGTCAAAACAGGTTCACCGACATGGTTAGTCTTGAAAAGTAAATCTCTTGCATGTACGTGGTCGCCTCTAGGGATGTCTCTTTGGTAGACTACTTTGTCCTGTTTGTTTACTGTGTAGTAGCCATGCTCACGCCCACATGAGGGACAATCAGGTATAATTTGAGGATATCTTCCTTTTTCATCGAAGAATCTACGAGCCTCATCTGACTGGTTATCTTCTACGGTCTTTGGTATTAAGGAGAAACAATCCGGACATACTGATTTCTGTTGCGGTGTCTTCCATTGGTTCCGATAAGGGTCTTGCTCCATTCTGCTTGTTATTTTCTCATTGATACCACTGAGTCTAATGAGTGGTAGTGAATTGGCTGTTTGGTGATAGTCCCAACCATGCCCATCGAAGAAAGAAACCCCTCTGTTTTCTACATCAGCGCCGCGCTTTTTAGGTTGCCAAAACTCAGAGTCTAATAGCGAGTCCCCCCTTATCCCCCTTCTTCCTGGTCTAGAGGTCTCATGGCCCAAACCGAAATCGGCAGCAGTTCCTACTCTACCTAGAGGTCCCTCGAAGTAAGGCATGAAATGGTCAGAGTTCCCATTAGTCCCCTTTATCTTTTTGAAACCTAAAAATGACAGACCTAAACCTGCTAACTGACCATGTCCTCGGAAAAGACCTTCCTCGCCGTACTTCTCTCCTCTAAATGCTGCTTCTATCTCCTCTTCATCTAGATGAGTAGAGTTTAGTATATCAAGCAACAACGATTGGCCACCGAATATATTTCTACCCCCCACTAGATTTTCTGTCCTAGTGTGTACTCTATGCATCTCTTCTAGGTGGTGGTCTTCACAAAAAGACCCGTATGGGTTGTATTTGTCTCCTATGCGTTTAGGACCATATATGGGTATCTTGCCACAATTTGCGTGACCGCACCTCGTAGGCCCCTCACCTTCACCTCCAAACGCATCTCTACCGTGAATGTAATTGTCTTTGTGCACGCCCTCATTGTGGTTAGGAGTCCACCAAGAAGGCCATGTATCATTTCCGTAGTGTTTGTATTCTCTATTTGCATATATCAATCTTAGAATATCTTCTTCGCTGAAACGTCCCTCAGGGTCCAGAGTCTTGCCGGTTATATCTTCAAAGTTGTTATTAAGCCAAACAGGACCTTTATTCTTAATCTTCAACTCATCGTGGTTTATCAATTCCCCTAATTTCCAATCGTTGAATGAGGTAACTTCGGCTTGTGGGTTCATTATTGGTTTGAGGAATGTGTCACCGGACACAGTCTGTCCTGGTGACACCAAGAAGTCTTTGCCTGTGAAGAGTTTCTTGGCTTTGTCTTGAAGTTGTTTAATTGAGAGGCCTGAGTACTCCGGTGGATATTTACCTAAATCCACATCCTGCCTGTCCAAACCAGACCTAAGAGTTCTGTCAGCCTTTACAGATAGTTCGTGCAGTCTTCTCTTATCATTGGGGCTGGCAGTCTCCAACCACTTCTTAAGTCTCTCATCAAAACCAGTGTAAGGCTTGTCCGGACTCGGCCAAGACCAAGTTGGTGGTATCTCACCATCAGGGTAAATCTGCTTTGCTCTTTCTTGTAAATGCCGCGCGTACGCATCTTCTCCTTCGATTATCCTTCGGATTATGAAATCCTTGGATTCCGAGCGTTGTATTTTATCATACTCTTTCTTACTACCGACCACCTTCTGTTTACCATCTTCGTCAGTAGTCCAAAGACCCTCATGAGTAAACATAGCCTCTCCTTGAGGAGTGTGTGCGACCAAGTGCTGCAGGGCATCTCCTACAGGTAGACCCATCTGCCAATCAGCAAGAATCTGAGACACTGGTTTTCTCCACATCGGGGTCATCATATTAGCATAGAAGACACCATCATCACCTATCACCGTCCCATTACCTTTGTACTCAATTAGCCTTTTCAGTAAGTGGATGTTTCTCTGTTGGTTCATTGCTTCTACACTAAAAGGCACTGGGCTGTAACCTCCTCCTCCACAATCATGGCAATGACTAGTGCCTCCGCAAGCAACGCATTCCGGCTCTTGACCGACTAGCCAATTTACGTAATTGTCAGTATAGATTCCGTTTGAATCTACTACTTCCCAATCGCTGGGTATGATACCGTGTCTCTTTTGTTCTTCAAAGAAATCTCTCCACCCTTCTTCTCCCTCATGACCATGTGCTGTTTTCATATGGTCGTGAGCCCACTTGATAGAGTCAGGATGAGTCCACTTAGGTGTATGTCCCTCAAAACCTTCCATTCCGAGCATCTCTAATTTTCTTCTCCCTCCCTCATTGTCACTGACGTGTGGAACGTAGGACTCCATGTCTCCTTCCATGTGTGGATTTGCCGCTGACCACCAAAATTGAGCGTCATTCATTCCTGGCATGTGAGTTCTGTTACCTAGACAGACCATGCATCGAGTCCCTGTCCCTAAATCGTTGGCCCCAGTTTGTGCGTACTCTCGCCCTTCGTCAGACATGCGCTGCTTGCTCAGTTTTCTATTATCTGCTCTGAGCATCACCTCTTTTCGGAGTTTGTACCATTTAGCAATCGTAACCTCATTAGCGTGCCCCATTCCTTTGACCTCTTCTAAAGTGGGCCATTTGTCACCGTCAAGTATGAAGTTCCTACCGTCTCTCACTGTCGTAATCGGCATTCCATTGGTGACTCCCTCCCATAGTTTGTCCATCAAACCGGAGTTTTCTATCTCAGGTAATGACTTTCCAGTTACTACCCATTCATCACCAAACCCGCGTAAAACCTCATCATCATGCTCTTTCCACGCCACTAACAATCTAGAGTTGACATGCTTGTGGCTGTTCTTGTAGAACCACTCCATACTAGGGTGGTTCTCGAAAGGTTGCTTGTAACCAGCATCATCTGCATTGTAACCCCCCTCTGTGGCGGAGGCCAAACGGTCGTGAGCCCAAGTTTTGACAATACTGAGCATGTTATCGAAAGTATTGTCGTCATGCATGAAAGTGTTGGGTTTATCGAAGTTGAACATAGAACTCGGGAGGTCGAAGTCTATATTATCCCACAGTGCCTTCCTTTCGGGTGTGGAGACATCGTTTTTCCACATTCTCTCTAGATGCAACAACGGCTGCAAAGTTTTCCAGCCATGGTCTAACTCTCTCCTCTCTGACTCGTCTAATGATTCGCCCTTACCTTTCCCTAGAACCTTTCGAGCCCACGTCAACTGTTTTTCCCTCTCTTCATCAACTCTCTTAATCTCACCCATATCACCAATATCAGCAGGGCGATAGTCTAGTGGATTGCCATGCTGTTCAACCATATAATCAGGGTCGAGCATGTGAAGAGCCCAAAGTCTCATCACCTTTCCTTTATTGTGGTCATTGGTAGGTATTGCCTCCTTCGCCAATCTAATCATGGCATAGGGATTGTCTTGAGAAGTGGGGGTGTTGACACCCCAAGTAAGACCGGAGAATCTACCCCTAGTTCTGCTATTGGGGTCGTTCATTCGATTGTGACCAGTGGCCGATGCCGCTCTGCGTTGTGCTATCATTATAGGAGCAACTGGCGCAATGGTAGGAACTCTCAAAGCAATACCTGGAGATAAAGCATATTGTACAGCGTGTGCATCTAAAGCACCTCTACTGCCCTTATATTTCCCTGTCATCTCTTGTAGTGTAGGTGCTAACGACTCATACACTTTTTCCCATTTTAACTCCACTTCGTCTCTCTTTTTGTTGTTTGGACCGAAGTAATTGTTTTTGATATCCATGGTCATCTTCGATAGATTACCATCCTCGCTATCTCCACGCTCTTGAGCAACAGGACAAGTAGTGAAAGACAAATCTCCCGTCATTCCTTCTTTCAAATGCTGACCTATGGTTTTGACTTCCCCTTTATACAACCCAAGACTGCTTAAGCGATTACAATAAGGGCATGGCATGTCTAACATTTTGTCAGAAGTGTAATCCTCAGGTTTCGCGTCGTCGTCTATGAGATATGGTACGGAGTTCCATGTATCACCAAAATCTGGAACGATGTTCTCCTCTTGGTGAAAAGCCATCAACGCATCCCTTGCATCTTTACCGCTCAACATTGAGTGTATTTTCTCTATCTCCTTCTCTATGTCCTCGTCGGTCAAATCTGTTAGAGTCATGTCTTCTTGCAGTGTACCAAACGGTTGGTTGGGACTGTCTCCTATACTTCTGAATCTTTTGAGAGCGCTGTGAATCTCATTATACAAAGCGTCGTTGGCAGTTACAGTGTTTGGGTCCATACTCACTGGTAATTGTCTAGGCACAGGATTCTTGGCAAACATGGTAGCCCTAAACTTGTCAGCCATAGAGCCACTCGAGAATAGAGAAGGAGCGCCGACTGCTGTGTGATATAAGGGTGCTTTTCCGTTTTGACAAGTATGGCACTGACAACCAGCGCTGTCTAGGTACTTGTTGTTATGATAGGAGGGAGTCCTGCCTAGTTCTTGTTCTAGTTTACCGTTGCGATACATATCAAGCAAGTGCTCTCTAGAATACGCTCTTCTAATCCATGGGTTTCTTTTGAGCATCTTATGCACACCCTCACTAGTGGTCCCTATACAATCAGGACAGTAATGTGAGATGACAGGCTCTCCTAGCCCACTCAACGGGTGCCCACTTCCGTCACAAGATGTGCATGGTCCCTGTTCCATGAGTCCGTAGTCTACATGCATGTTCCTTCCGTCGAAGTCCGGAGCGTGGGCGTGAGTCATGTGAGAGCGGACTCTGTTCATGGCACGAGCACTTAGTTGCAAGGGATTCTCGCTGTTGTAAGGAAGGTCTGCGCTCATGAGTTCTAACAACTCTTTGAAGAAACCACTCTCGGTTATCGTTTCGGGGTTAGACTTGTTGACAATCTCTGCTGATACTGGGTCTAATGATTCTGCTATTCTAGCAAACATCTCGTTGTAGTGATTAACCAAGTATTGTTTGATGAAATCTTTCCTGTCTGACATTCTGTCTAGAGGGTTCGCGTTTAGAGCAGAAACTGCTGCAGAACGCGCCTTACCTAGCCCCTCTTCACTGAGAGGTCCCTTCTCTGTATGCAAATCCGGCCAACGAGTAAGAGGGTGTATCTCAAAAGGGGTGGTAGAACCATCCGCTGGTATCATGCCTCTCTCAAGAGACTCTTGTGCAGCCTCTTGCTCTTGACTAGCAGGTGTAGTCCCCCTACCATATAATCGGTCACGAATCTTCAACTTCAATTTATGAGTCTCTTGAACTCTACGAATCTCTGATTGCATACCAGCAGGAGAGCCAAAACCTCTGCTGACGTAGAAGGCAGCCATGTCAGGTATACGCATCAAACCGTCTACTCTTTTACCGACATGTCTGCATTGGAGGCATTCTATCCCTATGGGTTCACCATCGAGTATCATTTCACCACTGCCTTGGCATTTAGGACATATTTTGGTCATGTTCATTTTGTGAGCGGCTTCTCTGTCGCTTCTCGCTGCTTTAGCCAAGAGCCCCATCTGATAAGTAGGAACTTCGTGGTGCCCTTGAAACCAGTCCATGTGAGGTACTCTCTCTCCGTCTTGCTCGATAGTACCCAATAAATCGCCAAACAAGCCCTCTATGAACTTCCTCGAACTGGCATTTTCTCTGTGGGCTACTGACATGGGTCTTAGATAACCTGCTAGATGTTCTTGTCCTTTTCCTGGGAATGCCCCATAACACTGACCTGCTGAACTACCTGCACTTAAGCAGTTATTCTTAGTGCCAGGGTAGTGACCATGTTCGTTACATTCCGGACAAGCCCTCAACTCATCCATCTTCCCTGATAAACTGGACAAGAATTGCTCTTTCTCCTTACTAGTTTGCCCTACTCTCCTCAGTTGAGCGTAACTGTCTTCATTGTAGATTTCATTAAAGCCAGGGTCTTTGACGATGTCAGAGTATGATTTGGGATTGCCATTGTAGTCAAGAAGGAGTTTCCTCAGTCTTTTCATTCTCCTGTGTTGTCGGTACATATTGAAGTCGTCTCTCATCGTGCCTTGGTGAATAATCGCACTAAGTGCTTGATTGGCTTGCATACCAGGTGCTACTTTACCTTCCAACCACATACTTGGGTCCAAGGAGGATGTGCTGCGAGAGAGAATGTTGGTGTTATCTTCCTCGCTTGGGTTGATTAATTGGTGCATTGTATCTATGAGAAACTTCTTCTCCATCGGTAAACCGCCTTCGTGCTTACCTTGAGCGGTCGCTTTTGAAATCAAATTATCTAAAGTGGGACGCTCTCCTCCCTCCGGCGTTTGATATTCAGCATTTTGCCAACCGAGGTCGGTAATAGGGACATTTCTCAATTTACCTCGCCCTTCTCTCTTTACACCGGTTTCGGGGTCAAACTGCTCTTCTGGTGTAATACCACCTTCGGCTGCTTTATCCTCTCTACTACCACTGTCAGTATCTATAGCGTCTAGATAATCTGCTATAATTCTCTTAGTGTCATCTTGGTGAGTCGCTGGTATGTCACCTCTCCCTCTCTGCTTCTCACTAGATGAGTGTATATGTGCGGCGAATTGCTCTATGGCGTCCGGCGGGAGCGGTTTTGTGTAAGTACCTGCTGTGCCTCTCATACCCATTTTGAGTATACCACCTAATAGAGGACCACTAGCAATGCTCCACCCTAGTAGTATCTTTTGAGCGTCATTGGACAAATTATCCCACACGTTCTTAATTTGCCTCATATTTGTGTCGTGATACTCCTGCTCCCAATCTTGACCACCGTAACCACCTTTGGCTCCTTTACTGACTCCTATCATGTGTGACATTCTGAAAACAGCATCTTGTGCTTCTTTGTTCTGCATCTGCTTCTCGACTTCGTTAGTCATCCCCTCACTGTCTTCCTCAACAGCGTCTAAATCTATGCCTTCATTTTCGAGTTGTGATTTCACACTATGGAAAAGAGGGTGCATTGTAGCACGGATTCTACCTCTTTCCATGTAAGCATCGTGTAGAGTGTTCCTCCACATCTTGTCTAGGGTGTCCTCTTTAGCCATTTCTTCTATCTCTGCTGGAGTCTTAGAATACTCCGAACCCTCAGGTAAATCACGATGGTCTGCTCTCAATCTCTTAAGGCGACGTGCGAATTGGTCTTTGTATGCTCGAGACTTTACTACTCTAGACTGGAAGTCCTTTCTCCACTCTTCACCGTCTTTGTATGACTTACCTACAGGAGTGAATCTCTTTAACGTCTCAGGAGAGATTGTTTTACGGTACTCAGATACGTCTTTCGCCATTCTTTCTGCATAATTGTATGCCAACACCTCTTGGAACTCTCGTAATTTTCTTCGTATCTCAGGATATGACATCTCTTTAGGGTCAGCAAAGGTAGAACCTAAACCACGTCTATCGTACGGGTTGTCTAGACTGTTCCTCTCTTTCACTCTCTCTGTTGCCACACGCCTAATGTGGCCAGGGCCTAATTGAGGAAGGTCTGCTATGTCATCAGGCAACACCTCTCCAGAATCAAGCATCTCTTGCAAAGATTTCATTTCATCGTCTATTTGGGTCATGCTGGGTGCACGACTACCCCAAGCCCTACCTTCACTTGCTAAGTCCATCATTTTGTGGACTTTGTTTCTACGCAATCTAAAATCGGGAATGTTAGAAACATAACGAGCAGCGATGGCAGCGTCCATGTCTCTCCTCACGGACGCATCATTGTACACATTACTAGTGTGCTCGTTCAGAGCGTGGTGCACAGCCTCACTAATGTAGGGGTCTGACTCCCACACAGAGTCAGGAGAATCCGCGTCCGTCGGGTCGTCTATAGTTTGCAACTGTCCGTTCTTATCTATGTAATGCTCCTGTAGTGCCTTACGCAGGGCATTGAGCCCTCCCAAGTCTCGAGAATAGTCGTCTAACAATAAAGTGTCCAGTTCTTTTTGGATGTCTTCTCCTGTATCGCCTTTTGCCGCATTTACGATAGAACGGACCTTGCTCGCTCTATGTTGTGCGTTCCAGTCTGAGGCCTTTTTTAGGTAGATAGAATCCAGTATACTAGACCAAGCGAGGTCTATAGGAGAACCTAACACGAACTACGGAGCAGGGTTGTGGGGAAGAAGATTGCCCTCTAGAAGGGGTTCTCAGGTGCCGAAGAATTGTTCTTCATATCTGCCATAGCATACTCTAAGGGACCACCTTGTCCACTAGTATTGGTCGGTACATCAGTATCTAACCCATTTCGGTCAAAACCTCCTCCTTCTGACTCATTAGTATGTGCGAGCAAATGTCGGTAGGCATCATCTGCAGCGTCGGCCACTTTGTCTAATTTACCTGTTATTTTCTTTGCACCAGGTGCTTGGTGGGCAACTCCAGCCCTATCTAGCAATTCTCTGATTTTCTCCCTAGCAGCCGTTATAGGCCCTAGAGCGCTGGATATCAACCTCTTCAACGGGTCATTTGCTTGAATTGCTTGCATATCTCCCAAAGCACTCCTAAACTTGTCCTCGTGCTCATTCATGTGCATTTGAGGTGTTTTATGTTCAGGGCGATTGTTTTCACCTTGCTTTTGACCTTCTTGTTTGAGAATATCCCATGAAGCGTTCAGCGCAGACACATATGGCCGTATGGGGACTAAGTTATGAGATTTGCCTATATCAGTAGTTTCTACCAGTGGTATAATTCCCTTCTGCTGTTAAACCCATCTCATTACCTGAATCGCCTCTTTCTTGGCACGCAGAGCAATAATTACTCCCTCTAGGCACCATAGCGTTGCAATTTTGACTTTGGCAGAACCTATTGTCGTACCCAGCAGGATTTCGAGCAATCATACGCTTATATTTGACGTTAGGGTCATTTTGGGCAGGGTCGTTGGGCCCTTCATTGCCTTGGGCTTGCATCAAACGAGAAAAGGCAGCATTTAGGCCAGCCTCGGTGCCTTGGAGAGCAATACGTCGATTTCTTTGGTCCATCATCCTATCAAACTCCATTTGGGGTCTTTTTGAACTCCTTAACCATGTATCAGTGTGTTTCTTATGCCATATCTTCGGGTTCGACAAAGCGCCGTTGTTTGGGGAGCCAATTTCAGCACAAACTCTACACCAAGGCCGGTTTATGTCTACAACAGTCCAAGAATGCTCCGGACACACTGCAAAGTAGTTACCTTGGTTCCAATTAGCCATTATTGCCCCTCATTCTCGTCAGGGGTACCTTCTCCCATATTCCAACGAGTGTTTCGGGAACTAACTCCTACTTTACCCTCTGTAGGTCGAGGTATATTTGCCATATTCGTATGTTCGGGGCAATAAACAGCCGTTCCAGTGCCTGAGAACCCCTTCACTCCTCTTTTACCACATTCAGCACATACCATGGGGCCTTTCGCGATAACTCTGACCGACATGGGTGACCGGAGAGGGGGTGAGCAAGTAAAACTTGTCATTGTGAGGTATTTACAACTCCAACCATCTTAACAATGGTCGGTTTACCGCCCACACCTTGTTTTTTTGACCTTTTTCGCCTCGTGGCTGCCTTTTTCTCCTTATTCGACATACTTCGAGACGTTTCGGGCGTTTTAGAGGATACTTTGACTGATGGACGGCACTTTGGGTAGCCTTTACTCGACTTTTTGGCCTTACTACGTCCACAAGGAGGGTGTTTTCCGCTTTTGTCCTTCCTAGAGACGTCTACCCACTTCTCTTTGAACCAACGATTGAGGTTCTTCTGTATTTCTTCCTCAGTTATCAAAATCTCAAGACTCCTACCATCTTCTTGATATTTTTCTGCTTATCTAGTAGTGCATAACAAGGGCACTTGGGTGATGTTGCTGAGCAATTCATCACTCCTTTCACCATACAAACACAAGGTGTTTTTTCAGTCCCTCCACAACAGCAAGATTTCCTTTTGAGTTTCATTTCTTCCCACCTTTCTTCTTCTTAAACTTACCACGGCAGTATTGTACTGCCCAACCGTTCGCATAAGCAGACGGGTAGACTTTGAACTTACGCTTTGCTGCTGCTTTCCCCTCAGGACAGAGTTTCTTCTCGAGATTGTCCCAGGCTGCGGTCAATCCAGTACAATCGGGGCAGCCACAATTCATCAGCAGTTCCACCTTTTCAGCGCAGCGCCCTTAGGAGTGAGTTTTCCACCCTTGCTGGTGGGTCCTTTGACTCCACCCATGCGTGCACAGAAGGATTTTCTGCGTTTCGCCTTCTTAGAGCCTGCTTTCAGTTTAGATGGCTTGGTTGTAACTGGTGGTTTTAGGTTCGCGCCCTCCTCTCGCTTGAACTTTGCACGCCCCTTAGCGTTCAAACCACCCTTTCGACTGTGTTTATTGGGATTATAGCCGTGAAACGGCTTAGATTTCTTCTTACCCTTCTCAAAATGACTGTCTAGAAGCGCCATACTGGCTTGCTGCATAGGTGAACAGCAGGTACACGGAGTGAAGTCGTCCATGGCGAGCGTATGAGGGGTCATATTATGAGATTTTTCCCAAAAAATATTTTTTGCAGCAAGGCAAAAAGGCCATTTTCAGCAAAAAAATTGCTGTAAAACGCACGCCGTTAGAACGGCAAGTAACTAATCGGGCATTACGCAAATCCGTCTAACGGGTCGTGCTACTGCTCAAATCCAAACCTTCACGGGTTCGGCCAAAAACCGTGCCACTCCTAGCCTATGGCCTCACC